CCACACAGTACGCCCAAATTGGCCTTTAGATGCCTCTGTGAAGGCCGTTTGGCCTAATCTATGGGTATGACCACACACTACGCTCTTTCCATGCCTTCTAGCCCCATTTAAGGCCGTTTGACCTGGTACCTGAGATATAGGGAAGGTGTCGCCATGGACTGCAATCCAGCCTGGTGCCCAGTCAATACCCTGGGGCGCAAACTTAATGCCTAATTTGTCGTAACCCATAAATCGTTCATATTGCATCTCAGGTAAATTGAGAAAACTTGGTAGCCGTCTTTTTATGGATTTATAAAGTCTGATGCCATGGTTACTGCCGACAACATCAGTAACGCCTAGATAGGTTAATACTTCTTGTGTCAGCTGTCGATCTTCATGTATATTGCCTACCATCTCATCGATAGTACCGGCATTAAAACCGCCGAGCTGTGGCAGATCAATCTCATCGCCAATACATATCGTGCGATGGGGTTTCCATTTAGCCAGAAAACGGCCTACTGATTTAACTATTGCATCATTATAAAATGGAACTTGGAGATCACTGACAAACGCTACGCGCTTAATCTTCTTCCTCGTCTGGAGTAGGGATAGATGGGATAATGCCGTCTTCGCCTACTACCCAATCGGGCATGGAAGATGCGCTATCTAGTAATGCAAGGGCAAGCGGCTCGCTAAATCCAGCCTTGCGTGCAGCCTTGTACATTTCATGCTTGGCTATATAAAACACTTCTAGCTTAGATAATGGATCGGGTGATTTACGCACCACTCGCCTGTTTATTTTCTTCCGCTTACGTGTATTAGCCATGTAATTATTGTCGCTTATTCATTATTAAAAACAGATCATCAACACGCTGCTCTAATCTAGTTAACTGATCTTTCATGCTAGATCCACCGTTAGGTCGTAACTCGTTCAACCAGCCTTTAATAAGAAAGCGCAGACCCACTAATAAACTTGTTAACACCGCGCATACGCCAGCCCCAAAGCCAGCCCATTCTGCCGGTGTCATTTCGCATCGATGCCATAATCAACTTCTTTACCAGAAGTAGGATCAATAGCTTTAATTAGGGGTGCGACTAAAGCACCTAGGAGAATTGCGTACTCTGGCTTAATATCGCCAACAATAGCCAAAGCAACAGTTATGCCTGATGCGGCTACGGCTCTTAAGTAAGATTTAATTGCTGCTTTATGTTTTTTGTTAAGTTTCATATCTTTCCCCCTAGTAGTGGTATATCGAACGCTCTTCCATCTTTGTCGCCAGCCTTTGTAAAGCTAACGTGGATGTGTTTTGTGTGTTTGTTAAACCCTGAATACTTACGCCACTTGAAATTAAGAATCCTGCTAGCAATCATGCCATTATGTATTACGTAAGATATGCGCTTATCGGTTTTCGCACAGATTCTGATCTGGTCAGCCAGATAAACCGAGAGCCCTTCGGATGAATCCAGCCTAGAATCAATATCAATGGCTCGCACGCATCCGGTGCTGTCTGGATTATGATCCGATTTTCTGGCACTGTGACGAGCATCACCAATCCACCCATCACTGGTAGTGCGCCTATCTGGATACCAGGTAGTAACGGCATCTCTAAGCTCTACTCCCGCTGCACATAACCAAGGCTTCATTATGAAAGAAGTAGTTTGGCTTCCTCAGCTGTAATGCCGAGACGGTCTAATAATTCTGCCTTAGCGGTAGCCTTAGCAGTAGCAATAACTTCTTCAGCAGCCTTTTGATCGGCATACTCTTTAGCCATAGCCTCACGCTCGGCAATCTCCTCAGCTGTAAGTGCAATCTCCTGCACCTCACCTGTTGAGCAATCTACGATTATTTTATTTGTCATTTTTTCTCCTTATGCGTTAGATATTCCATATAGATAAGCGGTTGAGTATTGGACAAAGTTTGAAGCATTATTGGTTACTAACTTAACTGAAGTTATGGCGGCAGTTTGCGACCAAAGACCAGCAATTAAATCTCCATAAAACAGATTTAAATTGTTTTCACTTATTGAATCAGAACTCATAGATTTGTTATTACTGCCTGCATAATTTGGAAGATATATTTCAAATGAACCAAATGTGCTAGCGGTTGCGGTGGCGGCAGGTATTGACCCAATATAGCCAGCAAATGATCCACTATAAACAGAACCACCAGTTCCTTCTAAATATAGATTTGTAAAATTGCTTGCACTAGAATTAAGATTTATTGACAAAAACTCAGTAGTTTGGCTTCTATTAGACCTGCCCGATAATTTTAATACTAAATCTGTATAGGTGGCAGGTATGCCAGTAAACTCTATGTTAGCCGCACCTCCAGCACCAACCGTTACACTTGAAATTAAAGTATATGTATTAGCCATTATGCCGCCTTAATTCCGTAAAGTGTGAAGGTTGAGCCTACTGAAATGTTTGCTCCTGTATTAAAAAACTTAATAGATGTAATAGCGGCAGTATTGCGCCACAAAGAAACTAAAGCATCTACACCACTACCAGCACTATTAGCCCTTGATAGTACGGTTTTGTTAGTAGTGCTGTTTGAGTAATTGTTAAAACTCATTAGAACAGCATTAAAAGTATTAGCCGCGGTTGGTGGATAAGCATTAAAATCTACTATGCCATAAGTTGCACTAGTAGCACGGCTACTGTTTGCCGCTGACCCTGTACCAGTTAAAACAGTATAAGAATAATTAGAACCACTATCACTATTTAATTGAAATACTGTTGCCGAAGTTGTTGATTGTATTTTTATTTGAGCAACAACGACTATGTCAGTATAAGCACCACTAATAGAACTAAAAGTAACATCTGCAACAGAACTACCAGTAACGGTAGTAGTGGCTATCTTTTCGTATGTACTTGGCATTATGCTCCTTTATTTAATTCCGTATAGGGCAAAAGATGAGTATTGAGCAAAATTATCTGAATTAGGTAAAATTGTTATACTAGTAACTGCCGCCGTATTCATCCATAAACCAGACATAAACTGTACGAAACCAGTGCCATTATTATCAGCACCAGATAAAGAACGAGTTGTTTTATATTTATTTGTATTGGCATAATCTAAAATATCAATTACATTTGCAGCAAATACACTTGTTGCATTAGCATTTATATTGGTTCCAAAAAACATTGATGTTTGGCTTGCATAACCATTAGTACCAACAGCGCTACCACTACCATTGATAAAATGTCTTGCATAATTTGAACCAGTATCCGAATTAAATTGACCAAAAATTGATTGGACATTAGAATCTGCGGTAGTACATTTACAAAATGCTCTAATCTGTAAATGGGTATATGTAGCAGGTATCGAACTAAAAGTTATACTTGCACTACCACCTGCGCCTACAGTTGTAGTAGCAATAGATTCGTATGAGTTGGCGACACCTGCGTCTGATAAAGTTCCAAATATTGTATTAAGCAATTCCGCCTACCACATACCAAGCATCTGTGCCGGTCTTAATGCAGACGGCAGTTTTGTATTGTGCAAGGGTCGGAGAAGCTGCAACTGCACCGGCTGACAATACAGTGGTAGTTCCTGGGGTTACTGCGCTAATTGTGCAAAGACCTGCACCAATATTTAATACTGTTATTGCAGTGCCTATTGGGAATGCTACAGATGCATTAGTTGGGATCTTAAAAGCAATAGCAGTTGCCTTGTTCATTACTTCTAGCACTTGGTACTGATCTGCTAATACAGCTGTGTAATCTCCTGTGTTGGCAGTACCTACTGTAAAGGCAACTAGCGAATTATAACTAGCAGCTGTTAATACATCACCTGTTGCGGCTGGTAAACCTGTTGGCATTTCTACTCCTTAATAAGATAAAACGTTTTGTCCTAAGACCCCGTAATCTACGTTGCCTATTATAAACCCATCTATCACTGGTTCTAGCGTTGTGAAGGTGGTTTTCCAACTATTCGGGGTTATATTCATTCGCACCCCAAAAATCTGTAAAGTCTTTTCTAAGAGTGATCCACCAGGCTGGGTGGTCTTAACTGTGATTGGATCAAAGAAGTCTAGGTCTAAAGCGGCTACTATGCCTGAATTGTAACTAGGCGTGTATAAGTCTAGGACTATGGCATCCACTCGTATAGTGGTTTCTTGCCTAGAAGCCACATAAGCCTGGGCATAATCTAGGGCTACGGCATCTGATTCCATTAACAAGTTATCTAAAAAGTAGCTGTGAAGAAAGTATTTATCTATGCTGGCTTGGTTTAGGGCTACCTGTGGGCTACCACCAACTCTAGTTATAGTGGCTTTATTAAACACCAGTACGTCATTTAGTATCCAGGTTGCATCAAAGTAAGATATACCAGATCCATCATCTGCAAACACTGTAGGTGTGCCACCAATAGATCCAGCCGTTACTCCTCTATCTTGGAATACGAAGTTATTATCGGCACTGACATAGATAGCGCCATACTCAGAATTGGCTACTGTAAATAGAGCTTGTAGTGCTGTGCGGTTAGTGCCTGGATCTGCCTGTAATGTAGTTAAGCCTGGATCAATATCACGCTGAGAAGTTGGCCATGAAATCTGATCTAATATATCGTCAATACGTGCACCAGATAATTGACCTGCGCTAGTGCCAGCCACTGTGCTTATCTGTGCTAACTGGGCTAATCTAAAAGCATCTACAGCTTGTATAGTAGTTATTGCTACACCTTCTCCGTCATCTGGATAGGTAGTAACATAGCTTGTAATAAACCCTGCGAATATAGGATAAGTAACTGAGCCATAAGTAGCAGTAATTTGTACTTTTTTCATAGGTGTCAATAAATTGTAATATGGGCTAGCTGGATTTTGTGGGTTGAAATCACCATTTTGATCTGTTATGCGTAGAGTAAGCGAACCTGTTTGAAACTCATCGCTAAGTGCAGTACGGCCTCTATTAGTTTGTATTCTGTTTACTTGGCTAGATACATCAACAATTACGGCAGCGGAATCAGCAAATACGTTTGTGCCAAATATACCTGAATCAAAAATAACAGCCTGAGCAAAACTAGGCCCGGTGCTGAAGTTAATTACTGCATTTATTACAGGTAAGGTCATTAGAAGCCTTGGCCAGCAGGTACTGTACTGTAACCATTACGCGTGGCAACTTGAATACTTTCTGCAATAGCCTGGCTTAATCTATCGCCACCAGCTGCAGTATCAACAGTAATCTTAATTTCCG